TTCTCCCCATAGCGTAACGCCAAAATTATGTGGCGCAGAAAACGGGCTAAACGCTGCAATTCGGCCGAAGGAACGCGCTAGGCCACATAACTGGCTGCGCCACAGAAGAAAGGTGTGCGGATGTGATTGCCCAGAACACCTTGATGATGGAGCGATTGGAAAAGGCCCTCGACGAGCGGTTCGAGTGCCCTTGGCGGCCGGACTGCTTGCACAAGTATAAGCGAGACGGCGCATGACCTACCCTGCCAACTACAGCCTGAACCAGCACATTCGACGTGTGCTGTACGCGCTGAAGCGGCAGTATGGCGGCGCAATCATCGTCTACCAGAACGGGACGGTGAATACGGATACGAAGACCGGCGACGTGAGCCGGACGAAGACGGCAACCCGCATCCAGCGGGCCGTCATTCTGCCCGTGGCGATCAGCCGCGAAGTGAAGCAGTCGATTTCGCTGATCTCCGCGAACAAGCAAATGGTCACGGGCGGTGGCTTCGAGTCGGGGAAGCGGATGTTCATTATCGACCACCGCGACTGCCCGAGCCTCACGTTGCACAAGACGGATTGGCTGACCTACAACGGCCGCAAGTACGCCATCGACAACTACGAAGAGTACGAGTTCGAGACGGCGTACATCATCACCGGCAAGGAAATGCCCGGCGAGTCGGCGGGCGTGGAAGGATCAATCGTCGATCTCACGGCGAGCAACACGGTCGCCTTGACTTCTGCCGCCGGAGAGGAGACCTAGTATGCCGGCCAACCCCAACTGGGCGCGCTGGGTGTTCGCATCCGTAGCCACTTACCTCAAGCAAGTTGCGCAACAGCAGCAGCTTGCCGCTCTGGTCGAAGGTCTGGACGACCGGACCACGACGGTCATGGAAGCGTCGGATCGCTGCGAAATCCGCATCACGGGGCCGTTCACGAAGGAGCTAAGCCACAACTACTTCCAGATCGAAGTGCTCGTGAACGTGCTGTTTCTCAGCCGCTACGAAGAGGAAAAGAACCAATACGCCGTGATGCAAAAGATCGGCGTGTTCCATGAGGCGATGGACGGAGCCATCGCCATTTTCAAGTACGGAAATCAGGTGGGAGACGACGAGCACGCGCTTGTTGGCTGTCTCTCGCCGGTTCAAGGCCGTAACGACGCCATCCGCGTCATGCACTTTGGGCAAATCACTCCGACCGACCGGATCAAGCAGTCGATGGTAGACGCTCGCTATCGGATGGAACTATCCACCAATCAGTAAACAGGAGATACCGAACATGGCTCGCATTGAATTGCGCGATTGCACCGTTCGCATCAAGGATGGCCTCGGGGCGAATCCCGATACCCTTCCCTGCGTTGCGGACGCCAACAAGACCCTTCCGGCCACCCCGGTGGTCGAGGGCGACACGACTTGCAAGGTTACGAACGTCAGTATTCCCCCGGCGGCCGGCGGGCACACCGCAAAGGTGCCCGTGGGCGCACGATTCACCATCGACGGTGAGACGGATGCCGATGCGGTCCACGTCGTCACGGCCCGAGTCCAGGGCGGGGCTGGTCAGAACGCCAAGCAGTCGGTGACGATTGACGGTGCTTCGGCCGGCGGCCACCTCCACCTGACGTGGGGAGGCAACACGACGGGCGAAATCGCCTACAACGCCTCGGCCGCCGATGTCAAGGCAGCTTTGGTGGCGATGGACGACGGCTACACGACGAGTGACTGGGATGTCACCGGCGGCCCCGGCCCTACGGCCTGGGTTGTCGAGTTCAAGGGCGCTCTGGGGCTGGCCCCGCGTGCCTTGCTCGTCGGTGACGGCAGCGCCCTCACCGGCGGCGACACCGATGTGGACGTGGCGACCACGCAAGAGGGCATCGCGGCGGCCGGGTCGGACACGACCACGGAAATCACGTTCAGCCCCGCGCTGGGTGCCGGCACCTACAGTGCCAGCGCCGAAATCACCTTCCTGCCGCAGCAACTCGAAGTGAAGATCGGTGACGGGAACATCACCTACACCGAGCACAACGAGTACGACTACCTGCTCGACCGTGACAACTTGGACACGGTGAAGCAGGGCAAGGAAGTCCCGATGGACGTGAAGTGGGACAGCGTGTACGAGCACATCACCACCGGCACCAGCGAGAACATCAGCCCGATGGACGCGCTGAAGGGGATCGGGGCGGCTTCGGAGTGGATCAGCTACGCCGCCGACCCGTGCGAACCCTACGCCGTGGCGTTGGAAGTCGAGCACGTTCCGCCTTGTGGCACCAGCCAGGGCGAAACCACGCTCTTCCCCGACTTCCGCTCGGAGACCCGCGAAGTCAACTTCAAGGACGCCACCCTCTCCGTGACCGGCAAGTGTAACGTCACGGAACCCATCGTGAGCCGTTCGTAAGACGACTCCCCGGCCCTTGAGGCCGGTTTCTCTGGCCTACACGACCAGACATGCGGTGCCGGCACCGGTGCCGGCACCGCCTCTCTTTCCTTTTAGCGAGGGAACAACATGAAGATTGCCGGTATCGACCCGAAATCGCTCTCCAACGAGGTGCTCCTCGTCCTGCCGCGCGGCGAGAGCGAGATCATCTTCCGCGCCAAGGGACTGCCCGACATGGCCGAGTTCGAGGCCCTGTGTCCCAACCCTAAGCCGCCGGGTAAGTTCACCAAAGAGGGCTGGATTCCCAACCTCAATGATCCTACCTACCAGCAAGTCTTGAACGAGTGGGCCAAGAAGCGGCTGGGCTACATGATCGTCAAGTCGCTTGTGCCTTCGGAGATCGAGTGGGATACGGTCAAGGAAAGCGACCCCCGCACCTGGCCCAGGTGGGAGGAAGACCTGAAAAACGGCGGCCTGACGCAAGTGGAGTGCAACCGCGTGCTGGCCCTGGTCCTGGAAGCGAACGCCCTGGATGAGGCCAAGCTGCAACGGGCGCGCGAGGTTTTTCTGCGTGGTCAGGGTCCGGTGCCCGAAGAGTTCTCTTCGCCCCAGAGCGAACAGCCGAGTTCGCCGTCTGGCGAGCCTGCGAACGGCTAGGCATCCGTCCGCCGGGCGTTCGGCCCGCGTGGGACGAGTGCGGCGTCGAGACGCAGGCGTTGATCGTCGCCTTCGATCAACTGCGGGGCCATGACGACATGGAGCAGGATGCTCGGCTGGCAGGGGTAAGGATGCCCTCGGCGGCCCGGCCCCCTTCGGAGCGAGGTTCCTGACCATGAAGTTCAAGGCGCAGTTCTCCATTCCGCGCATCGACGTGGCGGCCTACCGAAACGCCTTGGATGCGCACATGAAGGAAGCGATCTCCCAGGCCCTCACGGAATGGCTGGAAGCGGTCTTGGCCGAGATTCCGGTGTGGAGCGGGGCATCGCGGGCGACGTTCGTGAAGTTGGCCCAGCAGATCGGCTACAACCTGCCGGTCGAACCGGCGGCTGGCAACTGGGCGCACGGGCTTTTCAGCAGCCGCATCGACCGCACATGGATGGGCATAGCGCAGAGCGCCGGCGGCCTGACGACGAACAAGGAGACGGGCGAGTACACGTTCACCTACAGCACGACGCTTCCCTGGATGATCTGGAACGAATACCACAACGCCAACGTCGATCCCGATCCAACCCTCTTCTATCGCTTGCTTGAACCTGGTCCCTACAACTTCCAAGTCACCGGGGCCAGGGCCTTCCTGCGGTTTGCGGAGAACGTGGACCTACTGCCCGTCAAACCTTACGTGCGCGTGGCGCGAGTGAAGTCATAGCAAGGTGCCTCATGGCCGACGAAACCATTGTCAATAAGCTGGGCTTCAGCGTTGAAGATGCTCTTCAGCAGCTTCAGCGATTGGATACTGCGCTGCAATCGTCGGGCGCGGCTTTCCAAACTTTCGGCGAGAAAATCAATGCCTGGAACAGCCAGGCGGAATCGGCATTGAACCGCATGAAGGAAATGGCGTCGGCCGCCTCGCGGCTCGCCAGCGCTATGTCGAGGGCCGGCAGCGCCCCGGCGACCCCGGCCGGCGCAACCGGTGCGCCCGCCTCGCAACTCTGGCTCCCGCCCGATCTCGCGGCGGACATGCAGAAGGCGAACCAGAGCATGACGGCACTGGGCAACACGGCGACCCAGGCCGGCGAGAAAATGAAGGTTGCCGGACAGCATGGTCACAAGGCCGCCACCGACACGGGCAACGCCGTGAAGCAGGCCCACGACCACATGAAAGCGTGGACCATTAGCTGGGAAACGCTGACCCGCGTGATGCTCACGCAGGCCATCGTGCGGGCCTTGAGCCAAATCCGCGACCTGCTCAAGGAGTCGGTGGAGGAAGCGCTGAAGTTCTCCACCCGCATCTCGGAACTCCAGACCATCGCCCCCAAGATTGATCGCAACTTCCAAGGGTTGAGCAAGGAAGTCGCCAGCCTTTCCAAGTCGTTCAACTTCCCGCTGCCCGACGTGGCCGAGGCCGTCTACCAGACGATCTCCAACCAGTTCACCACGGCCGGCGAGCGGGCGGACATTATGACCGCCTCGGCGAAGCTGGCGAAGGTCGGGGTCATGGACCTGAACCAGGCCGTCTTGCTCTTGACGGGCACCCTCAATGCCTACGGCATGAAGTCCGATCAGGCCGAAGTGGTGGCCGCCAAGTTTTTCAAGACCATCGAGTTGGGCCGGGTGCGCGGTGCCGAGTTGACGCCGATCATCGGCCGCATCGTGCCGGTTGCCGGTGAGTTGGGCGTCAGTCTGGAGGAAGTCAACGCCGCAATGGTCGCCTTGACCATCGGCGCGCAGCGCGTGCCCGAGGCGGCGACCGGCCTGCGGTCGGCAATGACGGCCCTTATCAAGCCGTCTCAGGACATGCAGAAGGAACTTCGGAACCTCGGCTATGACACGCCGGAATTGGCGATCAAGGCCGAGGGCTTGTTCGGCATCTTCGAGAAGCTGAAGGACAGCACGGACGGAAACATCGCCGCGATGGCGAAGCTGGTCCGCAACATCCGGGGCTTGAACGCGGAAGCGCGTTTGACCGGCGATGGCGCGGAAAAGGCGGCCGAGGCGTTAAGGGCCATGACCGCCCCCGACCTGACCGAGAGCTTCAACGAGGTCTTCAAGGAGTTCACTTCCACCGACGCCCAGAAGTACATGGCCGAGTGGAACAAGTTTAAGGTCACACTGGCCTCAGAGATCGGTCCCGAGCTAGTCAAGTTCGTCAGCAACCTGATGAACGCAGCGGGCGGGGCCGATGGCCTGGCCTCGGCGATCAAGGGTTTGGCGAACACGGTGTCTGAATTGGCGGTGCCCCTGGGAACCGTGTTCAGTCTGCTGGCTGGCTGGTCGCTTAAAGGCAAGCTGGCCGGGTTGACCGGCTTCAAGGGGATCATGTTCAACAACGTCATTGCCCCGTTGGGCATGGCGTCGTTTGCCGTGGACTTTCTGGACGCGCGGATGGCGGCGATGCTCGGCAACGCCAACGAGAACTTCGACAAGCAAGTCAAAGAGATCATCGCCGCACAGCAGAAGGCCGCCCAGGAACGGATCGACGCCGAGAAGAAAGTCGCCGACGAGACCTTGAAGCAGATGGCGCGGCAAGTCGCCGAGCTACAACGGGCATACAACAAGGAAGTCGATTTGGTCCGCGAGAAGGACAAGGAGATCGTCAATTCGGCGCGGGTCACGATGCAAGCCATGATTACGGCCCGTGAAAAGGTCGTACAGCAGTTCCGCTCGGCCGCTCAGGACGCCAACAAGGCGGCGGAAGACTCGATGAAGCGTCAAGCGGAGACGCAGATCAAGTTGGACGACTTCCTCTTCAAGCGGCGGTTGGAAGACCGGCAGAAGTACGACGACTACTTCAAGAAGTCGGACGTGCTGGAAAAGATGTATGCCTCCCGCGCGATGGAGTTGGCCAGCGAGGCGGCGAAGGCCCTGGCGGGGTCCGAGACCCCGGACCAGCAACGGGCGGCCGAAACCATCTTCCAGCGGGCGGCGGCCTACGCGCAGGAAGCCGATCAGATCGCCCGAGGTACGCAAGACGAGTGGCTGCGGAAGGACGCCGCCGACACCGTAGAGGCGATCATGCGCAAGCAGATCGCCGCCGAGCGGGAGTTGCAGACCAGCAGCCGGGCGCGTGCGTCGGCGGCGGCCCAAGTGGCGGCCACCGAGCAAGAGCGCGTGGACCGGATGAAGGTGGCGATGAAGGCCATCCTCACGGACCTGGACCTGTTCGATAAGAAAGGTCCGATGGACCCGAAGAAGACCGCCGCCCTCTCGGCCGACTTGCATGAGAAGATGGACCTTTTCAAGAAGGATTGGATGGAGGGGAAGGACATCGACCTGGGCGAAGCGCTGAAGTTCGACGCCTTACAGCAACGGGTCAAGACCGCTTTGGAAGGCGGCGTCTCGGAGGCGGAGGTCAAGAAGCTCTTCTCGTTGCCGGACACGATTGATAGCTTCCGTCGCCAGATCGAAGGCGACATGAAACCGGTTAATCTCGATGTCCGCGTGCTGCTGCCCGTGGCCTCGGCCGACTTCGCCGCCAAGCTGATCGGCGACTTGCCGTTGAAGCAAAAGCTGGACGAGGAAAAGAGGCTCACGGCCGAGTACGAGAAGCAGTCGGGGACGGTGCGGACCCTTCAAGAGGAACTTATGAAGGTGACGCAGGCCGAGACCAGCCGGAAGGCGGCGGCCGGGGCGTTGGGTGTGAACTTGCAAGTCCAGGAAGCCGCCTTGGAGGATTGGCGGACCTTCCTCGTCCAGGCCAGCGCCAAGGCCAAGGCCGCGATCCTCGGCGGCGCGGACATCCAGGCCGAGACGAAGGCCCTCGGCGACCTCATGCGGCAGTTCCAGTCGTTGTCCGAGGCGGAAGCCAAGGGTTTCGGGATGAAAGAGTACGTCGCCTTGCAGAAGCGGGCGATGGATGTCGTCGCCCAGACGAGCACCACGGATTTCGACCGCAAGTTCATCACGGAAGAAATGGCACGATTGAAAACCATTCTCGACGCCTCGGAAGTGCTGAAGAAACTACAGCAGACGCCCCAGGGCCAGTCGCGCGACATCCAGGCCGAGTTGGAGAAGGCCCGGCAAGAGGCCGAGCGGACGAAGGGCATCATGGACGCCTTGAAGTCGAAGACGCCCGGCGAGACCACGAAGGAAATGAAGACCAGCGCCGAGGGCGCGGATGCCGCCCTCAACGAGGTGTCCCAGATCAACATGGGCGGCCTCGTCAGCCAGGCGCAACTCTTGGCCGATGCCATGTGGAGCGTGGCGGAAGCCTCGTTGAACGTTCAGCCGGGGCCGGCGATGGCGGCGGCCCACGGCGGCATGGCCTGGAAGTTCCTGGCCGGCGGCGGCCCGGCGGGCACGGACGTAATCCCGGCGATGCTCTCGCCGGGCGAGGTGGTGATTAACGCCGCCTCGGCACGGAGGTTCGCTTCGCAACTGACCGCGATCAATGCCGGCGTGCAGCCGGTCTATCGCAGCGAAGGCGGCAGCGTCACCAACGTCGGTGACATCAACGTGACTGTGAACGGCGGCGGAACTAGCCGCCAGACGGCTAGGTCCATCGCCGCTGAATTGCGACGTGAATTGCGGCGTGGCACGGCAATCTTGTAACTCTTTTTATTGAGAGGAAAGACCATGAGCGTCAGCCAAATGAAACTGGGCCAGAAAGCGGGTTGCTGTCTCGTCCGCGCCCGCAAGGCCGAAGACCAACTTCCCCTGCGCGGCCGATTCGTCGTCGAGCACTTCCGCAAGGGCGTGAAGATCGGCCAGTACGAGTTCCCCAACGGGATTACCAACCAGGGCAAGGACAAGCTGCTGGATGTGATGTTCCACGGCACCTCGGCCATCACGACCTGGTGGCTGGGCCTGATCGACAACGCGGGCTACTCCGCGCTGGCGGCGGCCGACGTGTACGCCCAGATCGGCGGCACCAACGGCTGGGCCGAGTTCACCGACTACACCGATGCGGCAAACGCCGACAGCAGCAGCACCCGTCCCGAGTGGACCGAGGGCGCGGCCTCCAGCCAGGCCATCACCAACGGCAGCCCGGTGGTCTTCGACATCACCGACACCGGGACGGTCAAGGGCCTGTTCCTCGTCGGCGGCGGTGCCAACTGCCAGAACAAAGACGACAACGCGCAGGCCGGCGGCATCTTGTGGGCCACCGCGCTGTTCAACACGGGCGACGTGGCCGTCAACGCCGAAGACCAGTTGAAGGTCACGTACACCGTCTCGGCGTAACGACACTCCCTCGCCAAGGTCGGGCAGGGTCTTCGCAAGAAGCCCTGCTCGGCCTTTCTTTCCCTTTCGTTTCCTGTGAGGAATCCCAATGGCCTACGAACGATTTGCAAACGGCGGACTCTCTTCGCTGGATGCGGGGATCGACGACAACGATCTCGCGCTGACCGTGAAGTCGGCGGCCGGATTCCCCACCGGCGGCAACTTTCGCATCATCGTCGAGAGCGAGATCATGCTGGTGACGGACGTGCAAGGCAACGTCTTTACCGTCACGCGGGCGCAGGAGGGCACTTCGGCTGCCGCGCACGATGCCGACATGGCTGTGTTCCATGTCTTGACGGCCGGTGCCTTGGCCCAACGGGACATCGAGCAGTTCGCCACCGGTCTCGTGACCGCCCGCGATGCGGCCGGGCAGGCTGGGCGGCTCTATCTGCCGACCGAGGGCTTCGTTGGTCAGGACAACGGTTCGCTGTGGGACATGATGCCCTTGAGCCGCATGACCCCGCCGGACTCGGGCGACTTCACCTGGGTCAACCAGGGCAGTGCGACGGTCGCCGCCAGCAAGGGCATGATGGTTCTGTCAACGCCCGCTTCGGTATCGTCCGACAGTCTGCGGTGCCTCGTAAAGAACGTTCCCAGCACGCCGTATGAGATTACCGTCGGCATGTTGGCCCTTTCGCCGTCCTACGTGAGCGCCAGCACGATAGCTCAGTACGGGATTTGCTGGCGGGAAAGCGGCTCCGGCAAACTCCTCACCTACGGCGTGGGCATGACGAGCTATCCGACGAGCTTCAGCTACAGTCAGTGGACCAATCCCACCACGCTTTCGGCAAACCAGTTCCAGTACAGCATCCCAGGGTATGGACCGTGCTGGATTCGTTTTGCCGATGATGGGACGTACCGGACGGTGAAGGTCTCGATGGACGGATTCAACTTCGTTCGGGTCGCCGCCGCGCAGAGCCGCACCGTGTTCCTTACGGCCGATCAAATCGGGGTCTTTGCCAACAGCTACAAGACCAGCAACGTCCTGCCGCGCATCATTTCCTTCCTGCATTGGAGCCAAGCATAATGGCCGAGCTATTCAAGAACCTTGCCAGCACCACGCTTGCGGAAGACCTTGACGACTCGGAAACGGGCGTCGATGTCGCCAGTGCGATGGGCTTCAGCGGCGGCGACTTCCGCATCCTCGTGGACAGCGAGATTATGAAGGTCACGGGCGTGAGCGGCACGACCCTCACGGTCGCGCGCGGCCAGGAGGGGACGGCCGCCACGGCGCACAGCAACGGTGCGGCGGTGAAGCACGTCCTGACGGCCGGAGCACTCGATGCCCACGATCAAAACGACCTGGCGACGTATGACGCCCTCGCCAGCCGGCCGGCGGCCGGCACGCCGGGCCGCATCTTCCTGCCGACCGATGGCATCTTCCTCGAACGGGACAACGGCTCGATCTGGGAGAAGTTTGGCCCGATTTGGCCCATGACGCCTCCGGTGGCCGCCGACTTCCCCCGGTGGGTGAACCAGGGAACTTCGACTTTCACCGACAGTAAAGGCGCGCCCTTCCTGCAAGGGAATGTCACCAGCACCGCGAATCTTCGTTGCCGGGTGAAGGATTATCCCGCCGGTTCGTTCACGGTGGAAATGGCGTTCTCGCTCAACGTCTGGCCTTATGGCACCAGCCTGGGGATCGGCGGCCTCGTGATTCGTGATTCGATCAGCATGAAGCTGGTCACGTTCGGCGTGGGCGGCACCAGTGGCGACATGCAGGTGCAAGCCTACAACTGGAACACTCCACTATCGGCCAGCGGGAATGTCACGGGCAGCGCGGCTACGCATCTGGGCGAGGCACCCGTCATCTGGCTCAAGTATTACGACGACGGGGCGACCAATCGCGTCATCTCGGTCTCTGTGGACGGCTACAACTGGGCGCAGGTTGTGAGCATCTCGCGGACGGACTGGATCGTGCCCAATGAAATCGGCGTCTGCGTCAATTCCTATGCGGGCTATTCCAGCGGCAACGGGCAGAACGACACGGGACTGAATCTCCTGCACTGGAGGCAATACTAATGGCTATTGAGAAGTTTTCCAACCTCGCCGTCAATGTCTTGTCGGCCGCCTTGACGGCGACTGCCACCAGTTGCGTGGTGACGGACGCGCACAGTTTCCCGACCAGCGGCAGCTTCCGTATCAAGGTCGAGGAGGAAATCCTCATTGTCACGGCCGTAGCCGGCAACACGTTCACGGTCACGCGCGGAGCCGAGGGAACCGTGGCCCGGTCGCACGCCGCCGGCACCCTCGTGCGCCATCTGCTCACCAAAGGCGGTTTGGAGGCGCGGGTCGCCAACCGGTTCCTCTCGGACATCTACGACAACAAACCGGCGGCCGGGGTCAAGGGACGGTTGTTTCTTCCCACGGACGGCCAGTTCATCGAGTACGACGACGGGGCGGCCTGGCACAAGTACGGGCCGTATCGGCGGCTGAAAGCGCCGCCGCAAACCGGTTGGTCGTGGGTCAACCAGGGCAACGCGACGGCGACTTTCGTTGGCAGCGTCTTGGTTCTGGAAGACCCCGATCTGGACGCCACCAACCCGCAGGTTCGCCTCTATGTCCGCTCTTTGACGGCGGGCGCAACCAGCCTCGTGACGGCCTTCGCTTACAACGGGATCGGTTCGGACGTGCCCGTCATGGGCATCTGTGCGCGGTGCGTGGGCGGGACGGACGATGGCAACTTTACGGGCTGGGGGCTGCGGCAGGCGGCGGCGACCTATACCTACCTGCACTTGAAGCATTACACGTCTCCGACCGCCGTCGAATCGACGCCTTCGGTCGATAACCACCAGTTCTATCCTTTGCGCCTCGTGTGGACGAAGTTCGCCTGGGAAGGAAACTACAAGCGGTTGTACTGGTCCGTGGATGGTGTCAACTGGATCAAGTGGTGGGAGGATTCCTTCGGCAACTACAACACCCCTAGCCAGTTCGGCGTCTTTATTGATCCCGTGAACAATATCCAGAAGGTCTCGTTGTCCCTGCTTCATTGGGAAGAGAGCTAAGAGGAGTCGCCGATGGCCTACGAACGATTTGCAAACGGCGGACTCTCTTCGCTGGATGCGGGGATCGACGACAACGATCTCACGCTGACCGTGAAGTCGCCGGCCGAATTCCCCACCGGCGGAAACTTCCGCATCCTCGTGGAAAGCGAGATCATGCTGGTGACGGACGTGCAAGGCAACGTCTTCACCGTCACGCGGGCGCAGGAAGGGACCAGTGCCGCCAGCCACCTCGGCGACGTGGCCGTCAACCACGTCTTGACGGCCGGGGCTTTGGCGCAGCGGGAGATTGACCAGTTCGCCACCGGGGCACTTGCCAGCCGCGATGCGGCCGGGCAGGCAGGGCGGCTTTATCTGCCGACCGAGGGCTACCTTCATCAGGACAATGGTTCGCTGTGGGACATGCTGCCCTTGAGCAAAGTGACGCCGCCCGCCAGTGGCGACTTTACTTGGGTCAACCAGGGCAGCGCGACGGTCGCGGACACGAAGGGCTTGATGGTCTTGACCACGCCGAGCCATGCGACGGCCGATAGTCTGCGGTGTCTGGTCAAAAGCGCCCCGGCGACCCCCTACACAATCACCGTGGGCTTCCTGGCCCAGAACCCGATCTACACTGCCTCCTATTACACCCCGCAGTTTGGCGTTTGTTGGCGGGAGAGCAGTTCGGGCAAGCTACTGACTTACGGCTGGGGGTCGAACAACTACCCGATGTACTTCCTCTATGCCCAGTGGACGAATGAGACGACGATTTCGGCCGGGCAGTTCGGCGGCGCTAGCCCCAATGGGTTCGGCACGCCGCCCCAGGCACCATACTGGGTCCGTTTCGGCGACGATGGCACCTATCGGACGGTCGAAGTCTCCAGCGACGGGTTCAACTGGGTGCCGGTCCAACCGCCTCAAGCCCGCACGGCGTTTTGCACGCCCAATCAGGTCGGCGTGTTTGCCAACAACTGGAAAACGTCGCAAGGCATCCAGCGCGTGGTGTCCGTTCTGCATTGGAGAGAGTCATAATGGCCGAGCTATTCAAGAATCTCGCCAGCACTACGCTTGCGGAAGACATCGACGATTCGGCCACGGAGTTCGACGTGGCGAGCGCGATGGGCTTCAGCGGCGGTGACTTCCGCATTTTCGTCGAGAGCGAGATTATGAAGGTCACGGGGGTCAGCGGGACGACCTTGACCGTTTCGCGGCATGAGGAAGGAACGTCGGCCGCCTCACACAGTAACGGAACGGACGTGAAGCATATCTTGACGGTCGGGGCGCTCAACGCCCGCGACCAGTACGACTTGGCGGCGTATGACGCCTATGCCAGCCGGCCGGCTGCCGGTACGCCGGGCCGCATTTTCCTGCCGACTGACGGCCTGTTTCTGGAACGCGACAATGGCTCGATTTGGGAGAAGTTCGGCCCGATTTGGCCCATGACGCCCCCAGCGGCAGCCGACTTCTCGACCTGGGTGAATCAGGGCAGCGCGGCCATCTCGGACAATAAAGGGGCCATCTGGCTTCAATCGGGTGCGGCCACGAGCACCCAAAACTTGCGCTGTTGCATGAAGGCGTATCCGGGTGCTGCCTTCTCCGTGGACATGGCCTTCATGTGCAACACAATCGGCTACAGCGGTTCGCCCGCTTGCGGCCTCTGTATTCGGGATTCGGTCGGCGGCAAGATCGTGACTTTCAGCGCCGGCGGCAGTAACAGCGCTCTGGAGGTACTCGGCAACAACTACAACAGCGCCACGTCGTATTCCGGTGTTGTCACCGGTTGGCCGAGCAACCGGCATTGCTACGACTCGCCTCTGACCTTCTTGCGGTACTACGACGACCTTTCCGCCAACCGCGTGATCTCTTTCTCCCACGACGGAATCAACTGGACGCAGATGGTCAGCATCTCGCGCACGGATTGGTTGACGCCGAACCAGATCGGCATTTACGTCAATGGCATTGCCGGCTACCAATCGTCCGGCGGCACGGCCGAGACGGGCATGACCGTTCTTAGTTGGAGGCAATACTAATGGCTGTCGAACAGTTTGCCAACAATGCCGCCACTACGCTGTCGGCTGCGATTACCAGCACGACCGCCACCAGCCTGACGGTGGCCGACGCTTCGGCGTTTCCCGCGAGTGGGGACTTTCGCATCAAGATCGACAACGAAATCCTCCTTGTCACGGGCGTAGCCGGGAGCACGTTCACGGTCACGCGCGGGGCCGAGGGCACCACGGCTGTCACACACGCCAGCGGGGCCGACGTGATTCACTTGCTCACGAAGGGCGGCCTCGAAGCGCGGGTCGCCAATCGGTTTCTGTCCGACGCCTATGCCAACAAACCGGCGGCCGGGGTGAAGGGCCGGCTCTTTATCCCCACGGACGGTCTGTTCCTGGAATATGATGACGGTGCGGCCTGGCACCAGTACGGGCCGTTTCGGCGCTTCAAGGCCCCACCGCAAACTGGCTGGTCGTGGGTGAATCAGGGCGGCGCAACCGCGACGTTCAACGGCGGCGCGCTGGTGCTCGAAGACCCGGTTCTGGATACCAACAGCCCCGACCTTCGTCTCTATGTCCGGCCGGTCATGCCAACCGCGACGAGCGTGGTGGCGGCGTTCGCTTTCAACGGGGCGGTGTCCATGAATGGCCCGCACATGGGTTTCTGTTTTCGGTGCGTAGGTGGAACGGACGATGGAAACTTCACGACCTGGGGCTACCGGCTCTGGCAGACGAGCAGCTATCCATTTCTCGATTACATCCACTACGCTTCGCCTACAGTTGCCGAGGCCACGCCGACCGAAGACAACCGGGTTTTCTGGCCGATGTTGCGTGTGTTCTGGGTCAAGTTCGAGTGGGCGGGAAACTACAAGCGCTGGTACTGGTCAATGGACGGCGTGAATTGGATCAAGTGGGTCGAGTCGAGCTTCAGCAGCTACAACTACCCCAGCCAGGTCGGCATCTATATCGACCCGCTGAACAACAACAATAAACTTTCCCTGTCGCTGCTTCACTGGGAAGAAAGCTAAGCGATGGCTGAAACCGGCAAGCTAGGCATCAGCGACTCCCTGCTGGCGAACGTGCAACTGGCGTTCGCCGCCGACGAGCCGACGCTGCCTTCAATTACGACGCAAGGCGGCTCGCTCGGTGGGCAACTGGGAGACACGATTCTCGCTCTGGCCGAGGTGAATGGTCGCCTGACCTTCAACCTCTCGGCCGAGAGCGTGCTGGTGCTTGCGCAGACGGCGGACCCGGACCCAACGATTGTAGCCCATCCCTCGCCAGATTTGGTGTTGGGCGGCCATGACTCGCAACTCGGCGGCCTATTGCCGGCCTTCGACGGCGAACCGGTCGCTCGGCCGATGCCGACGACGCAAACCGGGCTGCTGGGCACGTCCCTGGGCAACGTGATCTTTGGCCTGGATGGCGTTGCCGGGCCTCGGGTCTTCCACCTTTCCGCCGCAAGCGCGTTGGCGATCGCGCAGACGGCCGATCCTGCCCCGACGTTTGTGGCTCACGAGGCCCCGCACTGGGTCTTGGGCGGCCAGGATTCGTACTTGGGCGGCATCGAATTGGCCTACGCGGGAACGCCCGATCCTCGCCCGTTGACCGGCGACCTGACGGGCAAGCTGGGCACGGTCTATTCGTCCCTGGGCAGCGTGCGGCTGGCCCTGGGTCTGGAAGAGGGCGAGAGCAGCGGCGGGATCAGCCTGGTTGATGCCGAAAGCGCGCTGGCGCTGTCGGACGAAGCCACCGTGGCGGTGGCCCGTTCGCTGGCGGCCGAGTCCCCGATCAGCCTCGTTGTCGATGCCGGCCGCAACAACCTTCTCGCTGCCACTGGCGAGTCCGCAATCGACTTGGACACTGCGGCCGAGTTCGTGGCGGTGCGGACCTTGGCGGCCGAGAGCCAGATCAGCTTGACCGGTGCTGCCGGCCGCAACAATCTCTTGTCGGCTGTCGCCGAATCGACGATCAGCGTCAGTGCTACGGCCGTCGAGAAGGTCGTGCGCCCGTTGACGGCCGAGAGCGTCTTGGCGTTGAGTGATGAAGCCACCAACACCGGGCGGACCATCTACGAGGTTGCCGGCGAATCCACCCTCAGCTTGACGGTGGCGGTGGCTTTCACGGTGGCTCGTGCAGCGGTGGCCGAGAGCACGGTCGAGTTGACCAGCGAGGCCAATGGATTCAACTTCCCGCTGTTGACGGCTGAATCCGCGATCAGTTTGACGAGCGAGGCGGGACGCAACAGCTTTCCGGCTGTGAGTGCCGAGTCCGCGATCAGCCTGACGAGCGCGGCGTGGCACGCTCAGACCGTGGAAGTGAGCGCCGAATCGGCCTTCAGCCTGACCAGTGAGGCCGGGCGCAACAGTTTCCCGGCGGCGACTGCCGAGTCCGCGATCAGTCTGACGAGTGAGGCCGAGGGGGTCAACTTCCCGGTCGTAAGCGCCGAGTCTCCGATCATCTTGACGGACGAGGCGGCAGCCACGCACGTTGTCGGCCATCGCGGTGATGCTTGGGACTGGATACCTTTGTGGCAGTGGGCCACGGTCTCAGTGGTCCGCGCCTTGTCGGCCGAAAACACTATCGCGTTGGCCCAGACCGAGCACACGGCCCGGCCGTGGTACGTCTCAGCGGAAACGGAAGTCCAGACCGTCGAATTGGTTTACGACGCCGAGGCCGACGACCTGGTTGAAGAAATCACCGGCCTGGACAGCACGGCGAGCGTGGCCCGGCCGCTCACGGCGGCGGTCCAGCAGTCGATTCCCTTGCATCAGACGGCTTCGGCTTACGTGGTCAAGCCGACCGCCATCGAGGTGTCGGCGGAAAGCGTCTTGGACCTTCTGGGCGAGGTCCACACGAATCAGAGCGGCGGTGCTGGCAACTGGCTGGTGCTCCATCAGACCGCCACGGTGGACAAGTGCAAGACGGTCGATTCCGTCTTGGACCTGTCGCAAGAGGCGGCCGTGATTGTGACGGTCGCACGGGGCACGGCCTCGGCCCTCAACTTGAAGCAAGCGGCGACTTTCAGCATCGTCTCGCGCGGGGCGATTCAGCAGTACACGCCCTTCGTCGGCGCAGGGGCGGATGGATCGCCCACCCCGCCCTCGGTCACGATTGGGCCGCCCGAGCACGTTGCCTTGCCGTTCCAGTTGTTCTATCCGGCTGAAGGCGTCGTCACTGACTCGGTACAACTGCGGGCACCGAACCTCGGCAACAAGGATCGCCTCAGCTTCAATCGCATCCTGCGGGAGACCCGAGGCGGCACTCTGATCGTCTTCGCCGACCCCATCTGGCCGAAGATTCAGACCCTTGTGCTCACGTTCTCCGGCCTGCGGAGCGTCCAAACCCAGCAGTTGCTCACCTTCCTGGAGATGCACCTGGGCGAAGAGATCGGCTTGCTCGATTGGGAAGGCCGGGCGTGGAAGGGCATCGTCACCAGCCCGACCGATCCGGTGGTCCAAGACGGCCGAGACAGCTTCTCGGCCAGTTTGGAGTTCGAGGGTGAGTTGGTGCCGTCCTAATGCCGTCTTAATGCCTGCTTGGCGAGGAGAGTCCCATGTTCACGTTTCAGGCTCCGTATCCGATGTTGGAGACTACCACGCTGCTGCCCAACCCGCAGCTTAGCGACCAGGAGGGTCTCACGGCGACGGTGACGCGGAAGACGGCGATGGACGGCACGCGCTACACCTACGTCAGACGGAAGGGCGAGCGCCGCAAGCTGAAGTGGACGTTTCGCGTGATGCGGAACAAGGGCCTCGAATTGCGGGCCTTCCTGTTCGCCTACTTCGCTTCGACGATCAAGGTCATTGACCACAACGGCCGGGTGTGGTTGGGCAACTTCACGAACAATCCGTTCGAGTTCGACACCCCGCAGAAGGCCGGGCCGGCGATTTATCCCTGGCCGGTCGGCGAGGCGCAGATGATCGACCTGGAGTTTGAGGGAGTAGAGCAGTGAGAAACATATCCTCTGACGGACTGGCGAAGCTGGCCGCTCGGTGCGGCAACGAACCCATCACCATCATCGAGGTGGATTGGGTGGATGGAAACACCGCGCGCTACGCCGACCGCACCGTGGGCGACATCCCCGGCCGGATCATCGAAGTCGGCGACCTGGATAACGTCGTCAACGTGAGCAATAGCAGCGGCTCCCAATCGCTGGCCGTGACGCTGGACGACACGGACGGCACACTCAAGGCCATCATGGACAGCCACGACGTTCACAAGCGGACGGCGCGGGTCTACCAGTATTTCACCGGCCTGGCCCTGACCGACAAGTTCCTGCTTTTCAGCGGCAAGGTGAGTTCGCCCATCAGTTGGAGCGAGCGGGACCGCACCATCAAGTTCACGATCCTCTCGCAACTGGAAGACAAGGAAATCGGCTTCTCGGCGGAAGAGGGCCAGTTTCCCTATCTGCCTTCCGACATGGTGGGCAAAGCCTGGCCGATGATCTTCGGCAAGGTGATGAACTGCCCCACGCTGCAAGTGAACAAGGCGGTGACGGGGGCCACGCTTACCGGCTGCGGCATCATCAGCGGCTTGCAGTTGTGGAACGTCCTGTCGGACGGCGCGGACGAGTCCCAGTACACGCTCAGCCTCTTGCAGATAATGATTCAGATTAACCACCTGAAGAAGGTGAAGGACTGTTGGGCACCGCCGTTCCACGCGGCGGTGGACGCCACGAAGGCGGCGGACCTTCAACGGCAGATTGACGCGCTCAATCAGCAGATGCAAACGGCCGTCGCGCGGCGCGGCAAGCAGCGGGCGTGCGCGCTGGCCCGCCGGCAGCAGCAGATCGACGAGGCGGTTGCCAACGGCGCGGGCACCAATCCTATCCGCATCCTGGGCGGCGAAGACTTCCCGCAAGGGCGGACTATCACGCTGAACATCAACGGTGGGCGGTTCACGGGCTACTTCCAGGGCGACCAGTTCTACGTCCAGACCAGCACGCACCCCGTCAACGAGACGGCGGCCCAGGCGGCTTACGACGAGAAGACGCAAGAGCCGGCCATCTGCCTGGAGCCGACGCAGATCAGCTACTACCGCTACGAAGACGAAGTGCCCAACGGCTGCGGCGACGGGTTTCCCAAGGGGAACAAGATCATCGACATGGGCGTGACGTTCACCAATACGAACGCCACGGTCAGCCAGATGGACACCGAGCCGGTGGCCCAGCAGTTTTGGGCGGACCCCGGCACGACCGTCACCATTGCCAGCGACGAGCCAATTACCTACATCGCCTCCATCGTGCCCGGCACGGTCTTGGCGATGCGGGCCTACAAGCAACTCACCGGCGAGCGGCGGCTGGTGGACGTGCCGACCGACCTGTACACCGTCCAGACCCGGACCTACGGGACTGTGACGGCGGTTCAGATCGTCGTCAACAAGCCGCTCTCGACCATCACCGACCAGGGGTGGAGCGACGATCTCTACGTCACCTTCGAGTCGAGCATCGGCCCGAACGTGGTGGACATCCTCAAGTACCTGATCCAGCACTACACCGACCTGACGTGGGACAACACCTCGTTCAACCACGTCCATACGAAGCTGGCGGCCTTCCCGGCGAACTTCCCTTTGTTGGACCGGAAGAACACCATCGAGGTGTTGCAGGACATCGCCTTCCAAGCCCGCTGCGCCATCTGGATCAGCAACGGCGTGTTCTACCTGAAGTACCTACCGGAGCAGCCGACCCCGGCGGACACGATTACCGTGAGCGACATCGACGCCGAGAGCGGCATCGAGGTGGAGTTGACGCCCACGGAAGACATCGTGACGAAGATGAAGGTCAAGTGGCGGCTGAGTTGGGCCGCCGCCTCGGATCGGCCCCAGGACACGAACGAGAAGACGATCATCCTCCGGCACAACGTCGCCAAGTACGGCACGCAAGAGCAGGAATACGACTTTTACCTCTACAACCAGCCGGACATCGCTTACAAGTGTGCGACGTTCTGGTTGATTCGCAAGTCGAACACCTGGAAGCGGATCAAGTTCAAGACCTTCTTGAACAAGCTGAACCTGGAGACGTTCGACGCCGTGACGTTGAACTTTGACGGCCGTTACGTTGCCAGCGGTTCCGTGCTGGTAATCGTGGAGAAGGCGAACTACAACTCGGCGGACAACTGCGTGGATTTCGAGTGCCTGGTCCCGGTCCTGGCCGGCACGATGGCGCAGTACCACTTCTTCTGGCCGGCGGCCCTGACGGCTGCGGACACCTGGCCGCCCGCCAACGAGATCGCGGCGGGCCAGGCCGGCGGCGGCGGCATCGGCGCGGGGGCGACCGGCAGCCTGCCGGTGGGCGACACGGCGACCATCCCGGAAGGCAGCATCATCTTCGTCGGCGGTCCCAACGTCGTGTTCCGGTCGCGGAGCGACTGGGGTGACCGCACGCCCACGGACAGCGGCTTTTCGGCCCAGTCGGTGGTCGATACTTCAACCTACATCAACCTCTCCCCCGGATCGCGTCCGCGCCTGAATCTGCGGACGTACCCACGGCGCAGCCCGGCGGCCATCACGCCCGCCGCCACGTCGTCGAGCCAGATTACGGTCGATATTCACAAGACCAAGATTCTCGACACGTCCGGGCCGGAAACGAAGTCGGCCTTCCTCTCGTCGATCCTGGAAGGGATCAATGAGGATGGCGACCTGACCATCAGCCGAGAAGCCACTGTGGCGGACGACGAGAACACTGAGGGCCGCCCGTTGACGGACGTGCTGAAGTTCGGCGACGAGTACCTGGGTGTCCGCACGGACGTGTCCTTCGTGGACCCGGACGACGGCGAACACGAGTTCGATTTCGAGTACGACCCGACAAGCGAGAAGTTTGGTGCCGGCACGGCGTTTTTGCAGAGTGATTAGGAGCACGCATGGCCGCCACCTACGTCCTGACTACCGACGGCTGGAACGGTCTGCTGGAGCAGATCAACTATCTGGCCCAGCACCCGCCCGAGGGCTGTGATCCAATCGCGCCGTTGGACCTTGTGACCGCGCCGCACAAGTGGAGCACGGCGGACATCACGGCGGCGCGGGACAAGCTGACGGAGATTTGTTCCGACAACGAGTTCTTCGCCCCTTCGACCGGCCGTTGGGTGCAAGAGATCATCGACGAGCTACAGGACGCCATCGACAACGGCTGGTGCAACTGCGAGCCGGAGATACCGTGCTGCATCCCGATTGGAAACGGGACAGTGCAGATAAATCCCGGCGGCTACTACGTGACGATTCCGTATTGGCAGATCGTCGAACAGTACCTCTATGGATACGTCAGCGACGCCGACGCGGAAGCGGCGTTCCCGGATGGCGTCTGGGCGCGGATTGTCGAATGCTATCCCGGCAGCAGCGGATTTGTTTCGCATAGTTACCACCATTCGCATTGGGTGAATTGCGTCTACCAGGATCATTGGCTGGACAACGGCCAATCGCGTGGAGAGGAGTATTGGAACACCTGCCAGATTGATCCCGAGGAGGTCAACTACTTGGGCCGGCTGCCGGCGATTGCATCCAGCTACGAGAGCGGTACGTCGGTCGGAGGGACCAACTACGGCAGCTATCCTTGGACCTGTTCGTACCACTATGACTACATCGAAGGCCGATGGTATGAGTCGTGTCAGATCGGCTACTTCGAGGTAGATGCTTATTGGTACACGTTTGCGTATTGGAACCTGTTTACCTGTCCTACTGATTGGTGAGGAACCTAGCAATGGCAAAGACGTGGATTCAAGGCGCGATCAAGCGTCCAGGGGCGTTGACGGCAAAGGCAAAGGCGGCGGGCATGACGCCCTCGGCGTACATGGCCCATCCACCCAAGGGAATCTCCGCGACCGCCAAGCGCGAGATCAACCTGGCGAAGACCTTGGCGACGTTCCACAAGCGTGGGCGCGGCAAGTAACGTATTCGGCAAGTGCGGCAAGTGCCAAAGCGAAATGCCCAGGTGGAGAACCACCTGGGCATTTTGTCGCTCATTCCGTTTGTTGGTGCCCGTCAGGCGGGCGGTTGGCGGGCGAGGCAATTCTGGCAGTGGTCCGGCGAAACCTCTTCGCCGAATTGCCCCGCCTCGGGATTACCGCAGAGGCCAGCTATCTGCAAGGTCTTGTCTACGACCTTGACTCGTAGCATCCGGTGAGGGCAAGCCGGCCAGATCGGATAGAGGCGCTGGCCTTCGGCCCGGTAGCCGGCCAAAGCTGGCGGCAAGCCGGGAAACTCCAAGGAGCCGTCCGGGTGGACGGTCGGCCGCCCGTGGGCGAGTTCCACGTCGGGGATCGCCTGGGCAACGAGGCGACAGAAGTCGCCTGGCGAGCCGCCGGTGCAGACTAGGTAGTTGCAGCCGCCGGTGGGAACCGGCCGGCGATCTTCGGGGCAGTCGCAGGGCTGGGAGTTTACCATAGTTCGCGGGGGCAGTGTTCGGTAGCCATCTTGATCTTATTGATAACGGCCACGCCGTTCTCGGCGACTCGGCACCCGCAGCCACGGCAGATTTGCCGTTCGGGGTCGAACCACTTGCACGTCTTGCAGCTTTCGTTGAATATCCGTTCGACTTCCTTGTCTGGGCGCGTGGGCTGACCGGCGGCAGTCCAGCGGGCGACGGCCTCGGCCCAGGAGTAGGCGCGACGAATCAATCCGGGTGGCGTCGGCACCCCGGCCGGTGCTGGCGGGGGCGGCGGATCAGAGGTCTCCGGCCCGGTCGGCTCGGATTCAAGCCCGAGGCAGCGGCGGCAGTCGATGGGACGGATCAGCCGCAGAAAGCATACCTTCATCGGGTCGTTGCACGTCGGATGCCGGTCTGCGCCGTCAAGGCGTTTCAGGCATGGTGGATACTCACGTTCGCTGTCGGCTGCCATGACCACTCTCCCTAGAACATCCGCAGCAGAGCATGATAGACTTCCGCCTCGGCAATGCAGTCGGCCAAGGCGTCGTGGGGATTCGTGTTGACAATCCCTAGCTTGGCGCACATCGCGCCCAGGCTGACGCGCGGGAACGGCTGCGGCTCGCCTTGGAAGGCGGCCTTGTCGTTCAAGGCCACGGCGTAGAGCATCCCGTCGCGGGCGTGACTGTGGAAGATTACATCCGTTTGCTCGACGCCCAGCCACGCCTTCAAGAAGCTTGACTCGAAGGCCCAGTTGTGGGCCAGCGGGATCAGGCACTTCTTGAACGGCAGCTTTAGACCCTCGTACCACTCGAAGAGCCAATCGGCCACGCGGTCGGCCTCCGGGGCATGGAGCAGCAGTTGCTCCATCGGAATCTTGTGCTTCTGCCTTGCGGCCTCGCTCTCCCGCTCCGGGTGCTGTGGCTTGACGTGCGTGTAGAACGGGCGCACGCCCTCCAACACGTTGAAGTCGGAGTCCAGGGGTACGACGGCGATCTGGATGATTTCGTGCCAGCCGGGGCGGGTGCCGGTGGTCTCCAAGTCAACGGCTGCCATTAGGCAGCCGTTGAGATGGACTAGGCCGGGATAGATGATCGAATCAACCACGGCGGGCTTTCCTCCCTGGCGTGCGTGCCTTCTTGTCGAGCTGGTTCTTCACCTCCTTGGCACCCTTCCGCATCTTACGGATCGTCACCCGGCTCGGATCAATGACGCGCGGCTGATAGTTCGGCATGTCATTGAGTTCCGCCGACAGCAGCCCGCGCTCGATCATCTCCTCGTAATGGATCAGGGCCATTGCGTTGAACATGATCGCGGCCAGGTGGTCTTCATCCTGCTTGCCCTGCTGGAACTTCATCAGGTGCCGCTTCAAGGAGGCCACGCAGCGAGTGAAGGGCATCCCCTTTTCCCAATTCCGCTCGGCGTACTTCTTGGCTCCCATGAGCAGCCAGTGGCCTTGCCGCTCTTCGGCAAATGGCGAGATCAGATCGGGCCGGGGCTTGTCGTCCGCCGTGTCGCGGATTGCCATGCCGTCGCCGAAGGATTGCCGTTTGCCACTGTCCGTCATGCCGTACTTGCTCATTGATCTTCTCCAGGGTTCATAGGTGCAACTTCAAGGATGTCGCCGCCGTAGTCGTCGGCGAAGGCCGCTTCATCCTCGGGCCATTCGTCCGTCTCGACTTCGGCAACTAGCTCGGCCCGCAACACGGAGCGCGAGAGGAAACCGGTGGCACGGTACACGCGAAGCATCATTGCTTGCCTCCCTCCGCCGGTTTGAGAGTCAGATCGGAAACATAAGTCTTGTGGTAGTTGCCCTTGAAGCGTTGGTGCTGGACGGGCAACTCCTTGCTCACGCGAATCTTCGTCCAGAAGCCCCTTTCGTCGGAATGGTCTTCCGACTTGCTGAGCCAAGTCTGGAAGGCAGCAAAAAACTCAGAGAACAGCGTGTGCTTATCCGGCCTGTATTCGCAGTGCTCGTTGATGAATTGCTCCAGGGGACTTTGATTGTCGTCCTGAGCAGACAGCTTGCTTCCCGTGGTCACGACGGGCACTCGGAGCCGGCCCATGATGGGCGGCAGGTCCATGTGCATGATGCTATGGAGGAAGTGCGGAGCCTCTTGATCCAAGAAGACTTCCATCTTCGGCTTGGGGATCTTCTGCTCTTCCAGCAGATCGTTGACGCGAATCATCGTGATGCGCGTGTCGCCGGGAAAGACAGGACAGTTCCCACGATTGTTGGCGGTTTGGACCCAGTGAGTTGCGTTCGGCTGCTCGAAGCTGTCGTGTCGCATCTTGCGAATGAGGATGGTGCGGCCGGTGCTGTACTCTTTCAGCTTGGCGTGGGCACCAGGGGACTTCGTGATGTCTACCTCTTCCACGGCGCAGATGATTGCACCAGATAGCTCGCCATTAAACTCACTGGTAAGCGCCCGTTTGGCCTGGACCACACCTTTCGTCACCAGGCGGCTTAGCGATTCGTAGAAGATGCTCTTGCCGCTGTCTTCGGGACCGAAGAAGAAGAGGTAAGGTGTTGGCTGGAAAGGATCGCGGAAGGCACAGGCGACCCAGGCCCGCAGGTAGTCAGCCCCGGTACGAATGTTCGCGTCAATGGCCCACGGCAGTTCGCGCAGCAGCGGAGTGAGTTCATGGCCGATGTGGTCAAAGATCATGTCCCAGTGGGGATGATAGGGAACCTCCTCGTCGGCCACCTCGGCAGGCTTGAACTTGAATTGGGCAGCATCGAGATTCCATTGACGGCCGCCGGGATACTCTTCGCGGAAGGGCAGGTTGACTAGACGCCATCCTCGCGCGACGGCCGCGCCCATGATTTCCTCGGCCTCCGTTTTCGGGTGGCCCAGGCTTTGTAGCACGATCTTGACGTTGGAGAACGGTTGTCGCACCCATTCCCTTTCCTTCTTTATCACCCAGCCGGCGTGCTCCACGGCGGCGGTTTCCACAGCGCGAACGAGGTTGTCAAACTCGGTGAAGTCGAGTTGATCGTCTTCCTTGGCATCCGTCTGGACCTTGAAAATCTTGACGGCCTTTCCCTTCTTGTCGTCCCAACCTTCCAGCTTCGCTTCGTCCGCTTTCCGCTCGATCTCGACAATGAGCCGTCCGTCTTTGTGGGCTTTGAGCGTGATCTTCCGGCCCTCAGAAATATCGCGGGACAGTCTGAGGTCTTCGCCGATTGCGGCGGCAGCTTCGGTAGCTTTCTCCGGGTCTGTAAAGACATAGCCGCCCTGCTCTCGCTCGACGCCGCCGAACAGCGTGCAAGCGGTCGCCAGATCGGGATAACGGTTGAAGCAGCAGGTGGTCCAGCCCTGGCCGTCTTGCGTCCAGGTGTTGGCCTCGGAAATGCCGGGCGAGAAGCGATAGACCCGCCAGGCCCCATTGGGCAGTGGGAAGAGGAAACAATTGGGCGTTCCCTTGTCCCGCCCCTCGGAGATCGTCTTGAAGACACCGACCAATTTCAGTGCCTTGCCCTCCGGGCCTTCCATGAGTTCACGTAGCGCTGCCGTATGTGTTTGCAGCAGGTGGTGGTCGGCGACCCAGAGGGCGGTGAAGCCGGATCGCATCAGGGCCTCGATCTGGGCCTTGTGGCTGTCGTCCAGGGGAACCATTTTCCGGCTGGATGCCAGGGCCTCGAACGGGTCTTGATCGTCTTCGGCGATCTCGTTGACGCGAATCTTGGATCGCCGGCCCTTGACCACTTCAATGTGGTCCCGCCAGTTGGCCGGCAAGTCGGATTCGCTTAGCCGCTTTGTGGCCGGCTTGATGATTTTTAGCCCGCGGTTTTCGGCCGACATCTTGCGATGCCAAATCCACATGACGTGGCCGCAGGCGTCGATCGCGCTGGCGAAGTCGAAGCCGCATTCGGCGGACATCATGCCGAGAATACAGCGAGCGAGGGCGGCGTGTTCGGTATGGTTGTCGGTGGGAACACCGGCACGGTCGAGATAGACATAGAGGTGGATGCCACCGCCGCCGGTGCTGCGGCGGACTTCAACGTAAGGCAAGGCGCAGGCGGCTTGCTTAACCTTCTCCAGCTCCTTTTCTTCGATACCGATGCCCTGGGCATGACCGGTCAAGGCGTCGAAGTCGTAACCAAAGTGCCGAGAGCGGCGGGCCTGCCAATCCCAGCCCGTCATGCCGATGCCTTCGGCGTAAAGATCAAACGGGTAGCCGATCTTGTAGTCTTCCCACGTTGGGTCCGTGGCGGCGTTCTTCGGGATGCGGATGGAGTGCCAGGTATCGCTTCCGTTCGACCAAGTGGACTTCTTGCCGGCAACCGGCTCACCATCGGCGGCCATGACGTTGACCTGCGTTTCCATTGAAACGGACCACCGATCCACCAGATCGGCATTGGCCGGCGTCTTGCGGGCGTGGAGGAACTTGTAGAGGGCTTCGCTGGCTAAGGGCATTGTTGTGTCTCTAGGGCCGCGTCGGTCGATCCTCGTCAGGCGTATAAACGTCCTCAGCGCGGACCTTTGAGACTGGCCCGCATCTACACCCCTACACATGACTGCCAAATCCCTTGGATTTTCAGGAATTACTGAAAAAACCCGCGTTTTGGCAGTCATGTGTAGGTGTCATGTCTGACGCGGATGCAACGATGCCCAATCAGCCCGACGAGTTTCGCACGATCTCCTTGGCCGCGATCATCGAGCCGTGGGCAATCTTGCGAATCGTCAACCCGGAATCAGTCGAGTACATGGAACTGCGGGACTCGATTGCGCACCAGGGCCTACTCAATTCCATTTGCGTGCGACCATCGCCGCGAAGGCCGGGTTACTACGAAGTAGTGGACGGCCTCTACCGCTACACGGCCGCCAAGGAACTGCGGCTGCCGGTGTTGCCTTGTGTCGTCAAGCACAACCTGACGGACCAGGACGTGTTGGCGATTCAAATACAGGCGAACGCGCTGCGGCCGGAGACGACGGTGATCGAGTACGCCCGGCAGATAAAGCGAATCATGGACGCAATCGCGGCCCGAGAGAAAAGGGACGCTACGCTGGCCGAAGTGAGCAACTTCATCCACAAGACACCGGAATGGATACGGCAGCAACTCGGCCTACTGGAATTGCGAAAGGACATCCAGAAGGCCGTGGAGCGCGGCGAGATACCGCTGCGGTCGGCCTACGTGCTGGGCAAGCTGCCGCGTGTCCAACAGGCACAACTTCTCGCTCTGGCAAAGACTGCCCCTGCGAAAGACTTTGTGCTGATTGCGGGTCGCGTGGTCCGGCGAATTCAGGAGGATGCCCGGCAAGGAAAGCTGCACGACTACTGCCGAGACTTCGAGCCAGTGCCGCACTTGCGGCCGTTGAAGGAAGTGCTCGCTGAATACCGCGAGCATCGACTGGGCGGCCTTGCATTAACGGCCGCCAAGAGCCAAACGGCCGTGGACGGCTGGTATCTGGCGCTGCAATGGGCACTACATCTGGACGAAGAAAGCATCCGCGAACAGCGAGAGAACATCCTAGCGAGAACACAAGCGACGATCTTGGAACGGAGGGTAGACCTATGTAACGAAACCGAGACTGGCAACGAGAACCTGAACGACAACGACGAATAACGCACCTTCTCGAATCCTGAAACCTGGAGACAACTAACGATGTCCGACAACACCGCAATCGCCCCCGTCAATCTCGGCCAGCTTCCTTCCACCCAACTCGGCACCGACGACCAGTTCGCCGAGCTGGCGAAGGGCGGCGACTACCTCGGGCGGATGCAACTCTACACGAAGAGCAAGGCCAACATGAAGGGCCTGATCCCCCAGGGCCATTACGGCATTCCCGAGGGCGATGATGAAATCACCGATCTCGGGCCGAACGTCAACATTCTTCCGCTGGCCCGGCGGCCGAAGGCCATCGACATGAGCGACATGGAAGCGCTCGTGATTTCCTACGATATGGAGAGCGAGGAGTTCAAGCGGATCGCGGCACAGAGCGCCGAGGCGGATTCGCACTGCCAGTACGGCCCCAGCTTCCTTGTGTACGAGGAAAGCACCGGCCGGTTCCTGGAGTTCTTCTGTGGTAACAAGTCGAGCCGGATCGAGGCGAAGAAGCTCTTTCCGTTCCTCCCGCTCACCCAGGCCGACATCGGCGCCAAGGCGGCGGCCGGCAACGACGTGAGCAACCTCAAGCCGCACGGCCCGGTCCCGGTGACGCTGAAGGTCAAGGTCGCCGAGAACCGCAAGGGCACCTGGCACGTCCCGGTCGTGACGATTTGCACCACGCCGTTCGGACGCCTGCCGTCCGAGGAAGTGATCGTGCGGGAAATCACGAAGTTCCTCACGATCAAGGATAACGGCGTCGAGACGGTCCAGGACGCTCCCCCGGCCCGCGCTCGCTGATCGTCAGTAAACCGGCTGGGCCTCTGACATACGCTCACTACAGCCGGTATTTGCTCTCGGGTGGACCCGCTGCCACCGGCCCCATCCGAGTTCTGTTCACCGGCCTGTCAACGGCTTGCACGCTGACAGGTGGCCGGGCGGCGGTGGCGACCGCCCGGCTCTTCTATTCCGCTTGGCCTCGGCCTGACCGTGGGAAGCTGGAACAGGTGTGCCACGGCCTCAGCCGGATCGTCGGCGAAGGGGATTCCAGCAGGCGGAGATCAATAAACCATGATGCCGGATTGCGTGCTGATCCAAGTTCCGTCCATCGACTTCCGCACCTTTGTTGGCTTGACCAACAAGGCGCTGGGGCGCTCTCCGGCTGCGTCGTCGGACACTTGCCGCCGGCATCTGTCGGATGCCGAGCGGTTTCTAAGCTGCCTGGCTGCCATGCGGGACGAGAAGGCCCCCGCAGGATTCCGACCCCACCTGCTAAGGCATGTTTCGTTTAGCGCGTTCATCGGAGCGGATGAGCGGGACATGCTGGAAATCCTGCAAGTGGCGAGTATGCCGTTTGTAGTGGTGGAAACGATTGCGCGGGGCGTCCAGATCGCCGTGGTCACGGGAACCCTGGACCAGTGGCGGGATGCCGTCATATCCGGCTGCGCCAAGGGCGCATCCACCCCGGTGCGGCACTGCTTCAACAAGCTGCACGGCCTCTTCACCGCCGCCGGCCTGAAAGTCTGGCCGGATTACTCGTCGCGGCCCAATCCCGACCAGACCTACTTGCTGCTGGAAGACAAAAGAGGCCGGTAGTCACTCTCGATTTGCCCCCGTTTGGCAATCTCTCACGGGAAGAACTAACGCATCTTTTATCCCGACTCGTATGCAACCCTTCTTCGACCGCGACAACCTGACCCTCTACTGCGGCGATCTGCGGCAAGTGCTGCCGACGTTGCCGGAGAGCAGCGTCGATTTCGTGGTCACGGACCCGCCCTACGGCTTGGATTTCATGGAGAAGGATTGGGACCATGACGTGCCCGGTCCCGAGTTCTGGCGGGCGATCTACCGCGTGGCAAAGCCCGGTGCGCTGCTGCTGGCCTTCGGCGGCACGCGGACCTACCACCGGCTGACCTGCGCGATCGAGGATGCCGGGTGGGAGATTCGAGACAGCTTGCTCCGGCTCTTCGCGCAGGATGCTCGTATAAACGACCTGTGGGAGAGCCTGACCGGAGAGCAACGCAAGCTGTTCGCGGACCTGGTTGCGCCGGGCCAAGCCCTCGCCTGGTTGCAGGGGCAAGGTTTTCCCAAGGCTGCCGACATCGGCAAGATGATCGACAAGGCCAAGGGAGCCAAGCGCGAAGTCGTCGGCACGAAGGTCGGCCTGCCCGGCTACTCCCTGGCCGACAATGGCCGCACGAATGAAGTCTACGGCGACTTGCACAACCCGCAAGCCGAGTGTGCTATCACCGCGCCGGCCACACCCGAGGCCGCCCGCTGGACCGGCTGGGCGAACGCCCTGAAACCCGCCTGGGAGCCGATCATCCTGGCAATGAAGCCGATGGACGGTACGCTCGCGCACAACGCGCTCACGCATGGCGTGGCGGGCATGAATATCGACGCCTGCCGCATCGGCGACAACCCCGGATACAAGTACAACGCCGACCGAAACGGTACGACCTTCCACGGCAAGCAGGGCGAGCGAATCCAACAGACGGCAGCCAAGAAGGGCGCTCAGTTCATCGAATCGACGAAAGGCCGCTGGCCAGCGAATCTATTGCTGGATGAAGAGGCCGCGACCCTTCTCGACGCTCAGACTGGGACGCTGACGAGCGGAACGGGCACCGTGAGAACGAAAGCCGGCGACGGCTATCACGGCGGCATGGGGAAAAGCGGCGATGCCCAAGTGGCCTACGGCGATTCGGGCGGTGCGTCTCGGTTCTTCTACACGGGCAAGGCCACGACCACGGAGCGGGGAGAAGGCAACGACCACCCCACGGTCAAGCCCGTGAGGCTGATGGAATACCTGCTCAAGCTGCTCTCCACCCCGGACGGCGGCGTGATCCTTGATCCCTTCGCCGGCAGCGGCTCGACATTGCTGGCCGCCCAACGCCTCGGCCGCCGCTGCATCGGCGTCGAGTTGACCGAACACAACTGCAACATAATCCGCAACCGCCTGGGAGGATCGAATGTCGGTTGAGATCGTCAAGCTGCCGTTCATCACTGACCAGGGGAACAAGCGCCTGGCGTTGACCGCGTTGGAAACACGCGACGGCCGCATCTACTTCTGGGGCAACGGCAAGATCGGCTCGCCGACAGTGTTCAAGCTGTCGCAGCAAGAGATCAAGCCGATGCACGGAGCGCACTACCACGGCTACGACGAGGAAGGCACGTATGCCAAGAAGAAGGTCTGGTCGGTGGACGACTGCCAGCGCAACCGTATGCAGATCGGCTTCCTGGCCGGCAAACCCGTCTATGCCTGGTTCGACCGGCCGCTGATTCGTCACGAGTACCGCAAGCTGACGCGCGGCGGCGTCCCGCAGATTCTCATGCCGCACCAGGCGGACCTGGCCGATGCCGGCCTGACATACCACTACCAGATTTTCGGCGCGGAAATGGGCACGGGCAAGACCCTGGCCGCCCAGTTGGTGATTGAGAAGTCGGGCGTCAACCTGGTCTGGTGGGTCGGCCCCAAGACCAGCATCCCGAACATCAAGCGCGAGTTCAAGCTGTGGGGCTTTCCCTTCGACAAGTGCCAGATCGAGTTCTTCACCTACGAAGGGCTGGTCCGGGTGATGGACGAATGGGATGGCTCCCAACCCTTGCCTCGCTTCTTCGTGGCGGATGAATCGAGCCGCTGTAAGAACGACACGTCGCAAAGGTCCAAGGCGGTTCAGAAGCTCGCTGATCTGATTCGCGACAAGTACGGCTACGACGGCTACGTGATCGAAATGAGCGGCACGCCGTCGCCGAAAACGCCGTGCGATTGGTGGAGTCAGTGCGAGATCGCTTGGCCTGGGTTCCTCAAAGAAGGCAGCCGCCGGGCGATGGAAGAGCGGTTGGCCTTCATGGTCACGGCCGAGTACGACGCCGGCAAGTTCAAGAAGCGGACTGGCTGGAAAGACAACGAGAACAAATGCGCCAAGTGTGGTGCAACACGCGAAGAAGGCCCGCACGAGTTGGACGGCGTGACGGACCCGGAAGAGTACCATCCGTTCGAGGCCAGCAAGAACGAAGTGGCCTACCTCTATGAACGGCTCAAAGGGCTGGTGGTCGTCAAGCACAAGAAGGACTGCTTGCACCTGCCCGAGAAGCGATACCGCAAGATCATCTGCAAGCCTACGGCGAGCGTGCTGCGTGTGGCGGAAGCTATCGCCCACAATCCGGCCCACAACGCCGTGACCGGCATGACCTTGCTGCGGGAACTGAGCGATGGATTCCAGTACCGCGAAGTCCATGACGGCATGACGACATGCACGCATTGCACGGATGGCACGGTGGCCGAGTGGACGGACCCGGAAGACCGCGAGGCCCGCTACCAGGCGATCGACCTGCTGGACCCGGACTTACAGGCCCGCCTCGTGAAAGAGTCGGTCCCCTGTCCGTTGTGCAACGGCAAGCGGGAAGTCCCCAAGATGGTGCGCGTTACTCGGGAATTGCCCTGTCCGAAGGAAGCCGCCCTCAAGATGCTGCTGGACGAGAACGAGGAAGTCGGGCGGCTGGTAGTTTTCGCCGGCTTCACCGGTTCCGTGGATCGCATCGTCAAGCTGTGCCTCAAGGAGAAGTGGGACGTGGTGCGCTGCGATCAGGGCAACTTCCAAGTCTTGGCGGCCAAGAGCGACAGCCCGGAGGGCGCTGTTGCGACCGGCGAGGAGCCGCTGGACTACTGGGCCAGCTTGGAATCGCACGGCAAGGTCGTCTTCGTCGCCAATCCTGAGTCGGGCGGCATGAGCCTGACGTTGGTGGAAGCCCGCATGGCGGTGTACTGGTCCAACAGTTGGAAGCCGGAGTACCGCGTGCAGAGCGAGGATCGCATCCACCGCAAAGGCATGGACGAAAACCTGGGCTGCACAATCGTAGACCTGATCCACCTGCCCAGCGATGACCGCGTGCTAAACGTCATTCGCGCCAACCGGAAGTTGGAGCTAATGACGATGGGCGAAATCCTCCAAGGCGTTGTTTGGAAGGATGCCGGCGAAGAAGGCGAAATGCTCGTGGAGGAGATCGCAGCGTGAGCGAGGTCCGATGTCGCATCGTGATTGCCAAGGGCCGCTACGAGGGTCATGCCCCCACGGAAGCCAGCGTCAACGGTGTCCTTCAATGGGTGTTTTCCGACTCGTTGTACGAGTTGGAGTTCGCGGACCCGGAAGACGACGACGTTGCTTTAGAGGCCGAGGCCGTGGTGCTGTTGAAGTCACGCTACCGATGTTGGGGCCATGACGAGGCGATCCGCGACCGGATCGTCACGGCCCTCGTGAACCGGTTGAAGCCGGAATACGAGAGCCAAGTGGAAGTGGAAGTCGTAAGTGGGCCGGGCGAATCCGGCGATCCGTGTGATGACGAGGATGATGGCCCTGAACCGCTGCACCGGATTGTCCGAGTCTGGCAATGATCGTGAAACCTTTTCTCAACACCGTGGAGATTGCAACGATGAAGTACGTGCTGTTGGCTCTGGCTCTGCTTGCCCTGACCGTCGCTCCGGCGGTCGCCAGCGTCCCCGATGATTTGCAGAACGTGAGTGTCACCATCAAGGCGGGCCGCGCCCAAGGCTCCGGCACTCTCGTAACCCGCAAGATCGGCGACGACACTGTGAGTTTCATCTGGACGGCCGCTCACGTCGTCGATGGCCTGCGCACTACGCGCACGGTCGTCACGCCGCAGGGCACACCCCGAATCAAGGTCGAGTACAAAGACGCCGAAATCGTCCAGGAACGGCAGCAGGACGGCCGCCGCGTGGGCGAAGTCAAGTACGATTGCAAGGTCATCAAGGTCAGCGACGCTGATTACGGTGAAGACCTGGCGGTGCTCATGGTCCGCTGCAAGGGGGCCTATCCGCTCAGCGCCACGGCCAAGTTCCACAAAGACCCGAACTACATTCCGCCCATCGGCGTTGACCTGAGCCATTGCGGCAGCCTGCTCGGGCAATTCGGGGCGAATAGCTACACGACTGGCGTGCTCTCCCAGGTCGGGCGCACCCTGCCGATGAAAGGCGCGAACGTCAAGGTTTTCGATCAGGTGACGACGGTTTCGTTCCCCGGCTCGTCGGGCGGCGGCATGTACCTGAAGGACAGCGGAATCTATATCGGCATGTTGACCCAGGGCGTGATGCAGTTGCAGGGTTTCAACTTCATCGTCCCCGTGCGGCGTATCCATACCTGGGCCAAGGAATCGAAGGTCGAGTGGGCCATCGACTCGTCCGTCCCGATGCCCAGCCTGAAGGAAATCGAAGCGATCCCGGTGGAAGACGAAGGCCAGTCGCCGGGCGGCTACCCCCAGCGGAATCCGGCCGGCGGCCTACCGGACGATGGTGCCGCCTTCAAGCCGCCGTTCGATTTCGACGGTGCGATCAATTGGGCGGAAAGGTTCTTCGGCCGCGTTCGCCGGCCTTAAGTCGGTTCGCTTCCCTGCCTCTTGTGTGACCGACAGCACTTGAGCCGGGCGGCGGCGGGCAGCGCCGCCCGGCCTCTCTTACACCACTAACCGGCGAGGGCGACACGGAAAGATCATGCGTTTGACAAAGAAGAAGGTCGAGAAGATCAAGCAAGCCATCACGGATGGCGCAACGCAACCGGATATTGCCAAGCGGTTCAAGGTGAGCCGAAGCACCGTGTCCGACATCGCCACCGGCCGGGTCCACAAAGACGTGGAATGGCCCACCGGCGAGCCGCCCACACCGAAGCGGGCCGGCGGCCAACATAAGGCCGTCCCGGACTACGACCCCACCGACAAGCGCATCCTGGAGTTGGAAGCCGAAGTCGTCCACTTGACGGACGAACGGAACCGTGAGCGGCAGAAGGTCAAGGCCAGCGCCAAGATCGCTGGCCTGTTCAAGGCCGTCGTGGCGGAAATGGATCAGCGCATCAAGCCGTTTTCCGCCCTGCCGCCGCAACTCGAATACCGCCGCAAGGCGCAGATCGTCGAGCACTGTGTCATGCACCTTTCGGACGGCCACCACGATCAGGTCGTGCGGCCGGAGGAAGTCGGCGGCTTGGAGGACTACAGCTTCCCGATCAGTTGCGCCCGCGCGGAGCGCTACGTCAACACGGTCGTCGAATGGACCCAGGATACCTTGGCCCCGAAGTTCTACTTCCCGGTGCTGTGGGTGCTGGCTTACGGCGACTACACAAGCGGCGAAATCCACAAGGCGTGCGAGCGGTCTTACTACCGCAACCAGTTCAAGAACTGCCTGGCAATCGGCCAGTTGCACGCCCTGATGTACCGCGACCTGGCCGCCCATTTCGAGGAGGTCCACGTCCTGTACCTGGCCGGCAACCACGGCCGGCGAACGCCGAAGAAGGACTACCTCGGCGCACACGACAACTGGGACTACCTCTGCGGCGAGATCGCCCGGCTGCATTGCCGCGATCTGGGCAACGTCCACTTCACGGTTCCCGATGCGTGGAGCGCCAACATCAGTATCAATGGAGTGGGCTTCAATGTCTCCCACGGCGACGACGTGCGATCCAACCTAGGCATCCCGTGGTACGGGATGGTCCGCCGGCAAAAGGGCCTGATCGCCCTGGGCGCGGCGGCCGGTGCCCAGCGGTGCCGATACTTCTGCGTCGGGCATCACCATGCCGCCAGCGTCCTGTCGGACGTGGACGGCGAACTGCTGGTGAACGGCTCCTGGGTCGGCACTGATGCCTTCGCCTACAACGCCCTGTCCGGCTACCGGGAGCCATCGCAATGGCTCCACGGCGTCAATCCCAAGCATGGCATCACGTGGCGAATGAACTGCAAGCTGCGCCACGAGAACGAAAAGTCCGGTCCCAAGCGTTACCTGATCGACGGTGGGCGCGACGTGGGACCGCTCAAGTCCTAAGCGGAGAGAACCATGCCGATTCACCGAACCACGAAGAACGGTAAGCCGGCGTTGCAGTACGGCACCCACGGTGCCAAGTACACCTACACGCCAGGCAACAAACGCAGCCGTGAGGTTGCCAAGAACAAAGCGATCCGGCAAGCCCTCGCCATTCAACGGCGAACCGGCATACCGGCCGACTTGTAAGGAGAGTCCCGTGGCAAAGAAGAGAACAGTCAGGAAGCCATCGGCCCCGCCGAGGATGCCGATGATCGAGCCGATGCGGAACAGCGGGATGATGAAGCTGGGCGACATGATGACGTACCCACCTATCACCATCGAATCCATGATGCAAAAGCCGCTCGCCCCAAGGAAACCGGCCGGCAGGAAGGGTGGTCGCAAGTAAGTGCGTCCCGCGCCTAACGCGAGGGAGGCTTTTCATGCCCAAACGAATTGGCCGCCGGACCATCGAACATTGGCGTGACGGCGAGTGTATCGCCCGGATCAATGTCACCGCCGACATGATCCAGCACAACAGCGACGGTACGGCGCGAGTTGTGTTCCCGCCAGGGAACATCACGCTGGCGACGCGAGATGAGTTGCACTTCGACGTGGACGGACTGATCGAGTGCTTGCAGGGAGGCGAGTGATGTCCGAAACGAAACTGCGACTCAACCTCTTCCGCTTGCGGAAGGGTGAGAAACCCGAGGCGATCGAGACATTCTACGTGGTCGGTCGCCGACCTGCTGGCGGCATGGTCGCCAGAGTCATTATCGAGGAAGACCTGGACCTGCGAAAGCACGACACCCTGATCTTCGACTTCACCAACGAAAAGGCATGAAGTTCCGAGCACTCTTCATCGGCGGTCCCGTGGATGGGCAAGAGCGGGTCTTGGACACCTGCCCGCCCACTATCGACTGTACCACGGTTCGCTACTCCCGGCTGCACGTCCTGGGAGCCACGGTGATCTACTCGTTGCACAGTCTCGAAGAGACCTGGAACCGCGTCTGGAATCGCTACGCGGGAGAGAACGATGCGTGACCTAAGCGGCTACGACTGGTATCGGTTCATCCGTCTGATCGCGCACCACGATCCTTGGAGCGAGAAGGTCGAATTCCTGCTGTGCCACCATGAGACGGGCAAGTCTCGGGCTGTGGCGAAGCCGTTGGAGTTCGAGGAAGTGCCGCAAGGCGCGCCGATCAATCCCACCTTTTCGCTGCATGGCGAAGAGGCCCAGAAACTAATGGACATGCTCTGGAACTGCGGGCTGCGGCCGACGCAGAGCAAGAGCAGCTCGGGGCAACTGGACGCCGTGGAACGTCACTTGGCCGACATGCGGGCCATTGCCTTTAACAAGCTGGAGATCGAACCGTGTTGAGACGCCTTCTCGCAAAACTGCGCTGGCGGCTGCGGCAACTGTTGCCGCTCGTCTACCGGACGTACTACGCCGACAGTGCCGGCTGTGTCCATTTCGTCGTATGGCGGATGTGGCTCGGCCGCTGCTTCGCCGTTGACGACGTGGTGCTCGACATCTTCGAGAACCTTCACAACCCCAATGTCGCCGCCCTGGCGCGCGTCCTGGCCGAGTGCAACGGCCAGTGCGAGAGCTGCCCGCACCGCGCCGGCTAACTGCGGCCCCAACCGTTCCCCTTGGAGAAACCGATGCCTGACCCGAACGATCTGAACGCCGAAGAGTTGGAGCGCCTGCAAGCGGACGCGGACGCCATCGAGGAAGAGGAAGACGACGATTCCTACATCGACGATCTGGATGAAGACGAAGATTGGGACGACGACCTGGACGACGACTTCGACGATGAAGACGACGACTGGGACGACGACGATTGGGATGACTTCGACGAAGACGACGATCCAATCGCGTAGCTGATTCGCCATGTGCGAAAACAGTTCCCTCACCGTAGCAAGGGCGACCGAGCGACGGTAAGAGCCGTTTCAAGATGCCTTGGCCGCTTGGCTTGCTGCCGGGAGTCGCGCCCCGGCCTTCTGTAGCGTAGCTCAATCGGTAGAGCGGCTGACCGTTAATCAGCGGGTTCCTGGTTCGAGTCCAGGCGCTACAGCTTGCACCTTGGAGAGACACCTATGCCTACCTAGTTCCTGTTGACGAATTCGGAGAATCGCGGAATACGGTTGGATAAGGGAGGTGTTGGAAGGTAGCGGGTATTGCCAAAAAGAAACGCATCGCTATCCTGTTGAAAACGTGACTAATCAAGGAGA